CCCGATAGTCTCCAGCAGGACGGTCCAGCTGTCGGCCAGCCGGTCGGTCGCCCCGCCCAGGGTCCGGCTCTGCTCGTCAAGGCCGCTGGCGAACTTGGTGTTCCCGATCTCCAGCAGGTACGCCTGGATGGAGCGGGCATCGTTCGCCACCTCGCGGGTGACCCCCTGGAAGGTGAAGCGGACCGTCTCCCCCTCGTTGGCGGCCTTGATGCCGAATTCCTTCAGGCGCTCGAACTCGCCCGTGGCGGCGTCGGCGACCGCCTCGATGAACATGGTGATGTCCTTGCCCAGCGCCGCCGCGGTGTTGCCGTAGCTGCGCAGCGCCGGGATGGACGCCTCCAGTCCAAGGGCTCTCAGCTTGATGAAGGCCTCGGTCGCCCCCTCGATGGAGACGGGCGTCTGGACGGCGAATTCCTTGAGCCTGGCGAAATCCTCCGACGCCAGCCGGGCGCTGCCGGAGACGACGCGCAGCGTCGCCTCCAGCTTCTGCATCTGGCCCGCCGCCTGTACCGCCGCCGTCAGTCCGCCGGTCAGCACCGCCAGCCCCGCAGCCGCGGCAAGGCCGGCCGGACCCAGCGCCGCCAGCCCGGAGCCGAGCGGGCCCAGGCGTCCCGACAGCCCCTCCACCCCGCCCCGCACCTCGTCCAGTGCCGGGCGGAGCTTCTGCTTCAGCGCCTCCACCGAGGCCGCGCGCTCGATGCGCCGCAGGGCCGACTCGCCCTCCTTCCCGAAGGCGCGCAGGGCCGCCTGCGCGGTCTCCAGGTCCTTGACCCGGATGGCGATGGTGAAGGGACTGCTGTTGGTCGCCATGGTCAGGTACCCGTTCCGCTGCTATTTTCCGAATGCGACTAAACCGGAGGGCGCGGCCGACAGGGCCTCCCTCCCAACCAAGGCAGGGAGCCATGGCCGTATTCGAGAACCCGATGAACGGGTACCGGGAGGAGGTTTCCGGGCTGTCCGTCCTCTGGACGCTGCTGTTCGGCTGCTTCTATTTCATGTTCCGCGGCGCCTGGGGCGCCGCCGTCCTGTCGTTCCTGGTCGTGCTCGCGTTGGGCTCGATCAGCTTCGGCATCCTGGGCTTCCTCGCCTGGATCATCATCGCGCTCTGCGCGCCCGCCATCCTGCGCGGCATGTATCTTCGCCGCGGCTGGCGTGAGGTCGCTGCGGGCAGTCCTGCCGCCCGGACGGCGCAGGACGACGGCGTCAGCCCCGAGCTGGCCCCGACCGAAGCCGAGGCGGAGCGCCGGCGCGAAGCCATCCGGGCCTTCCGGGAGCGGCAGAACCCGGCCACCTGACGAACCCGCAGGGGGTGCCGCGCCGGCACCCCCTACCGGTCTCCCTTCTCCGCCGGTTTCAGCTTGCCGGCGGCCTCCTCCATCAGCCTTAGCGACGCCATCACGCAGGCCGGCTGATCCAGTGACCCGCCGCCGAACGGCAGGGCGCCGCGGGCCATGCCGCCGCCGCGCCATTCGATCCAGGCGTGCAGCAGCGCCCGGTCGTCGGCGTCGATCAGATGCGCCGGATGAACCCGCAGCAGCAGGTCCAGCGCCTCCGACTCCCAGGCATCACCCTCCAGGGGGTTGGTCAGGTCGTGGAGCTCGCCGCCGGCGAAGCTGTCTCCCCTGAGACAGTACCAGACGGCGATTCGGAGTTTTTTGCCTCCACCTCCGTGGGCCCGAAGAGCCCGTCCACGAAATGGCCGATGGCCTCCCGGTGCGCCGGCGGGATGGCGCGGACGCTCTCCTCCTTCAGGCCGGTCAGTCCGGTCCTGCAGGCGTGCGGCAGGCCCTCCCAGCCGACGACGTAGAGGCGGGCGGCCACGGCACCCCGGACCAGCGGCCAGGTCCGGTTGTCCGCCGCCATCCCGGCCAGGCGGGGATGGTGGGCCGAGACGATCTCGATCAGCTCGAGCAGGCGGGGATCGGCGACGGCGGCGGACCACGCCGCCAGCGCCTCCGCCATCGGCTGAAGCGCCGCCGCGTCCGGTGGCGTGGCCCGCAGCCAGTCCGCCCGCGCCACCTTCACGCGCTCCCCAGCCTCGATCAGACGCCCGCGGATGCCGTCGATCTCGGCCAGGATGGCCGCGCGTTCGGCATCGTCGGGGTCCGGCAGGATGGCCTTGACGCCTTCCACCAGCGTGACCAGGAGTTGCGGCAGGGTCCACTGGCGGCCGCCGGCCTCGGCGACGAGGCGCTCATAGCGCGCCTCCTCCGACACCGACGGCACCCGGATCTGATAGACGACACGACGACCCTCCGCGAGGGCGGACTGGTCGTCGGGGGTGAAGGGGATGATCTCCCCGGCTTGCGCGAACTTCATCAGGCTCACCAGAAGCAGATGTAGATGCCGCTGTCCTCGCCCAGCGCGGCGAACGGGATGCCCTCGTGGCCGAAGCCGTTGACGTCCTCGTTCTCCTGGCCGGTGAAGCGGACGCGCGGGAACAGGATGGACACCCGGTTGCCCGCCACGGAGCCCCAGCTGATCCACAGCTTCCGCTCGGTGCCGTCCAGGAAGTCCTGCCAGACGTTGCGGACCGACAGCAGGTCAAGCGGCGGGTTGATGCGGCCGGTGATCGTGCGCCGCACGATGCCGGCGACGTCGATGCCGTAGTCGTCGGAGGGGTCGTCCGCCTGCGCGACCTGGTTGCCCAGGTCGAAGGTCACCTGGTTGAACTTGGTCGCGGTCCCGCCGAGCGAGCAGTCCACCGCCATCACGGGCCGGGCGACGGTGGTATCCAGGGTCGGATTGCCGGGGTCGGAGACGTCCGTCGGCGTGACGAACTTGCCCTGGAGCTGGAAGTCGAACGTCGGGATACCCCGGACCGGAAGCGTCGCGGTCATGCTCGACGCGGCCCCCAGCAGCTTGCGCAGCCGGGCGTTGCCGCCGTCGGACCGCCGCATGTAGTCGTACAGCGACACCGTCTTCAGGCTGGTGGACGCCGGCACGTACAGGGCATTGGCCCGGATCGCGTAGGTGGTCGTGGCATCCGGCTGGGTGGACCAGTCCGGGAAGACGCTCGCCACCTTGGTGCCGCCCACATAGTCGTGGATGACGCGGGTCTGGCCGGAGCCGGTGCCGGCGGTCGTCTCGATGACCATGCCGGCGTAGGCGTCGTTCACCGCGGAGGCGCCGGACGCCAGCGTGATGGTCGCCGCACCGCCCGCCTGCGCGGTGCCGGTGACGTCGGCGGCGGTCAGGGTCTGCGCCAGGCCGGCGCTGCGCAGCAGGGCCCCGAACTCCGGCGCCTCGCCGGCCGTGCCCGGCCCCTTGACGTTGACCTGGGCGCTGAAGCTGGCGCCGCCGCCGCCCACGATGGGACCGCCGGTGTCGAGCGCGCCGGTGACCTCCTGGTCGTTGGCGATGCTCTCGGGGCCGCCGGACCAGGCGGGACCGATGCACTTGAAGGCATCGCTGCCCACGGCCGGGCTGGCGTCGGTGCCGGACGACGTCTCCACCTTGGCGAGGACGACGCGGTTCTGCGTGCGGTACTGCGACATCTGGGGTTACTCCTTCGCCTTGATGGACTTCTTGGCCGGCTCCGCCGGACCCGCGGGGTCGGGGTCCCGGGGCAGCACCTTGGGGGCCGCCGGCCGCGGCTTCGGGTCGTCGTCGGACGCGGCGGAGCGCGGCGGCGGCGCCGCGCGCCGCCGGTGGGTGTCGGTCATGTCTCTCTCCGTAGGCAGGCGGGCGCGGCTGCGCCCGGGTCAGACGTCGCCCAGCAGCGACGAGAAATCGAACCGCCGCCACAGCCGGGCGCGGGTCATGTCCAGGGTCTCGAACCCCCGGTACTCCAGGGGGCCATGGGCCGCGTCGGGAGCCCAGCCCTTCAGGGCGGCCAGCAGCTCGGACCGCAGGTCGTCCAGCGTATCGTCGGCCTCCAGGCCGCGCCCGTCGGCGCCGTTCGCGACGCAGACGACGACGCCGAAGAACTCCTCCGACGGCTGGGTCACCGCACCCGCCCCGCTGCCGGCCGTCACGCTGGGCTGGATGTCCTCCGCCAGCCGGACGACGAAGGCGTGCGGGGTCGCGACGGCGCCGCCCTGCTCCAGGGCCGCCGCCAGATCCCCGACGCCGCCTACGCGGTTGACGAAGCTCGGGCATTCCTCCCGCAGCCGGGCGATCAGGACGGACAGCTTCATGCCACCCCCACCTCCGCGAAGGCCGCGCGGATGGCGGCGCCGATCCGCGCCCGGGCCGTCTCCGCCCGGCGGTCCCGGGCAAGGGTCAGGAACGGACGGGGGTCGAGCCGCCCGCCCTTGGCGCCGCGCTCGGCACCGATCTCCAGGAACCTGCCGTAGAACTCGGACGCCACGCTGTAGGCCAGTCCGTCCCGCCGGCTGCGGCGCACGCGGATGGACCGGGCCAGTACCCCGGACTGACGTGCGGGGGCATGGCCGGGCGCCGACGGCTCGCCCTTGGCACGACCCGACCGCAGGATGGCGCGCGCCTCGCGCGCCACGTCCTGCGCGGACTGCCGGACGGCATCCCCGACCTGCCGGCGCACGGCGCGGGGCAGCTTCGACAGCGCGGCCAGGACCCGTTCGGCCTCGCCTGTATCGACCGTGATGGAGGGGTCAGAGCCCATCGCGCTCCTCCTCCGCCAGGAACTCGACGAACACCCGGTCCTCCAGCGCCCGGGCGGCCCGCACCACCAGCCGACGCCCCGAATATTCCAGGTGCGTAACGGTGCGCCAGCCGTCCAGGACGCGCACCGTGACCCGGTGCGTGGCCGTCGGGGCCGTCTGCACGCTGCTGCCGGCCGTGGCGACGTACCGTCCCCCGGACAACTCTTCCACCCGCGCCCAGACGGTCGCCAGCGGAGTGAAGCTGTCGCTGAACCCCGTCCCGGCAATCCCGCCGGCGGCGACCGCCGCCTTGACCTGCAGCGCAACCCGGTCCCGCATCTGGCCGATGGTGGTGGGCATCACGCACCCCGACGGTGGTTGCACAGCAGGGCAGCGACCCCGAGCGGCAATTCGTTGACGATGTTGCCGATGTTGACTGCCTCGCGGGCGACGTACCAATGCCCGATCAGCAGCAGCAGCGCATGCCGGATGTCCTTGGGCAGGGTGGCGTACCCCACCACCGCCGTCACCGTGATGCGGGAGCCCATCCGGGTGGCCGGCCAGGCTTGGCCGTACTTCAGCACCAGCGCCGCCTCCAGCCCGTCCGACCGCAGCTCGTATACCGAGGTCGCGAGGGTCTGGGTGTCGCCGGAAGTGTCGACATAGGTCACCGATGCGACCGACTGGACTGGTGCCTCGGGCAGGCGGCCGAGATCGGCGAAGCCGTCGCACTTCATCGCGACCGTCTGCGTCGCCAGCCGCGCGCCGCAGTAAGCCTCGGCATGCGCTCGGGCCGCCGCCACCAGGCCGGCGATCAGCGAATCCTCGGCCGCGCCGTCCACGCGCAGGTGCGCCTTCGCCTCCGCCGTGGTGATGGGCTCGGCCTCGACAGCGCCGGTGATGGTGGCCGGGTACCACATCAGCCGCGCCGCTCCTTGGCGGGCTTCTTCACGGCACGCTCCACCTCGGGCTCCGTCACCGGGACGGCGTAGCCGGCGGCGATCAGCCGGCCGGCCTCGGCACCAGTGAACCGCTCCGTCTCGTCGCCCGGCGCCAACGTGAAGTCGGCGCCGGACATGCTGGTCAGCATCTTCAGCTTCATTGGACACCCTCCGTCGGCTTGGAGAGCGGGCGGCCCCGGGGGAGCCGCCCGCCTTGCCAAGCCGACGCGTCAGCTGGCGGCGGTGATGAGGTGCTTCACGGCGGCGGTGTCGCCCAGCTCGCCATCGAAGCGGATCAGGCCGGCGATGCCGAGGTCGGGCCAGAAGCGCTCGCGCAGCACGCCGATGACCGGGTTGCCGACCTTGCGGACGTAGTACTTGCTGAAGTCGCCGAACAGCATGACCTTCTTGCCCGCCGCCAGGCTATCCATCGCCTGGTTGATGCTGTAAGGCCGGCCGTTGAAGCTGGCGGGAACGCCCTTCTGGACGTCGCCGTTCTGCCAGAGGTAGTTGCCGTCGCCGTCCTTCAGCTTGCGCACGGCCTTCAGGGTGGTGTCGTTGAACATGAACCGGGCCTTGGGCGACCGGCGGTAGGCCGGGTCGACCGAGTGCTCCAGGTCAATGATCTCGTCCCAGGTGATGGCCGCCGTCGCCGCGGCGGTGGCGCCCAGGCTGGAAGCCGTGACGATCCCGTTCGGGGCGGAGGAGCCGGTGCCGGTCGTCAGCTGCAGGTTGGCGATGCGGCCCAGGCGCTCGCCCAGCAGCGCGCCCAGCAGCGCCTCGATGTTGAAGATGCTGTCCTGCGCCAGCTCCATCGAGAACTTCACGAACTCGGTGTCGAAGACGAAGGCATTCAGGATCTTCTGGCCGAAGGTCACGTCCTTGCCGCCGTCGTCGGTCAGGGGGGTGCCCTCGGTGTGCGCCTCGGCGGTGGCGCTGGTGTCGTCGACCGTCGGGATCGGGATCGGGTTGCCGCCCGACGTGACCATCTGGGTGCAGATGTCCTCGTCGTACATCGGGCCCCAGTCCTTCATGGACTTGATGATGAAGTTCGCCAGCTCGGTCGGCACGGTGTAGGCCCCGGCGCCGTTGCTGGTGGTGACCTGGGTCCGGAACTCGGTGCCGCGCTGGACACCGGCCTTGAGGACGGACCGCTCCTCCGCCGACAGCTCGGCGATGTCGCCGCCGCTGGCGATCAGCTTGTAGAAGACGCCGCGGTACTCGGGCTTGTCGCCAAGGTCCTGGCCGCGGGTCTCGCCGTCGCCCAGGCGCGGGCGCTGCTGGGCGCGCAGCTCCTCGGCCCGCTGCTCCATCTGGGCCTGCTTCTCCTCGCGCTCGATCAGCTTGCCGAGGCGGTCGTACTCGGCCATCGCCTTGTCGTGCGACGCCTCCAGCTCAGCGGCACGCGCCTCGTCGGTGTTCTTGTTGATCTGGTCCAGCCGCTCGCGGGCATCGGCGACGATCTGCGCCTGGCGGTCCCGCAGTTCCTTCAGGGTCATGGGTGTTCTCCAAAGAAAAAGCCGCCCGGAGGCGGCGGGTTCGTTGGGCTTCGGCGGGACGCCTAGGCTTTACTCTGGCCCCTCGTGCGGAGGTCCAGGTCGGCCTTCATGCGCAGGCGCCGGGACGCCGCGCTGAAGTTCTTGCGCTTGGCCTCGGTGCGCGCTGCTTCCAGCGAGCGCAGGGCCAGCGAGGTGTCGGGATAGGCGGGGGAGGCGACGGCGCTGACTTCGAACAGCTCCACCTTGTGGATCGTGCGCTGCGGCACCGGCCCGCTCTCGTCCCACTCATCGTGGGTGACGCGGAAGCCGAAGGACATCCCGCTGATGTCGCCCCGCTCCAGCTGCACCGCCAGGTCCCGGCCGTCCGTGGTGTCCGGCAGGTCGATCTCGACGAACAGCCCCGTGGCGTCCTCCGACAGGCGCAGGGTGCCCGCGCTGCTGCGGCCGATGACCCGGCCGCTGTCGTGGGCGATCAGGGCCAGTACGTCCGCCGTGCGCAGGGAATCGGTGAAGGCGCCCGGCGCGATCGTCTCGTAGAAGTAGCCGCCGATGCTGGTGCGGCTGTTGAACAGCGCCGCATAGCCCTTGGCGACCTTGCCCTTGTCCGCCGCGCGGACCTCAGGCGGGCTCGCCGTCGCCCGTCGTTCCAGGGTCATCCGCCCCTCCATTGTCTGTTGGCTGCGCGCCGAGCGGCACCGTGGCGCCCTGCATGAAGAGCTGGTCGGCCGCGGGGCTCTGGTGGTTGGGCCAACCCATCAGGTTGCGGCCACGGTTCGGTTCCATGACGCCACCCTGGACCGCCCGCACGATGCCCTCGATGCGGCTCTTGAAGTCGCCGCGCAGCAGGCCGTCCAGGTTGTGCTCGACGTACCGTCCGTTGTTGAGGCGGCCGAACAGCTTCAGGTTCAGCTCGCCTTCCAGCGCCTGCGCCCACTGGCCGATCAGGTGCTTGACCAAGTGCAGGTCCTGCTGCTCGGCGTTGCTGAAGGTGGCCCGCGTCAGGTCCTGCAGGAACACCGGCGGCAGCTGGTAGGCGCGCCCGATCTCCTCCACCTGAAAGCGCCGGGCATCGGTCATCTGGCCCTTCTCCGGGTCGAAGCCGACGGGCTTCAGCTCGTAGCCCGGGGGCATGGGAAAGACGGGCTTGTCGCTCTGCTTCGCCGTCTCGATGGCGCGGTGCACGTCGGCCATAGCCCGCTTCAGCGCCTCGGACCCCGCCGGCAGCGGCCCGCTCATCGCCAGCGGCGGCACGCCGCCCCCTGCGAAGAACTGGCTGGCATAGTCGTTCATCGCCAGCGCCAGCTGGATGGCCTTCGCCGCCATGGCGATGGGGCCATAGTGGCGGAGCCCGTCGCTCCGCAGCATGAACGGCACGTCGATGATGTCGGCAGCCGGGTACTCCCGGTTGTCGTAGCGGTAGACGACGTTCAGGCCCCGGCGCTCCACCGTGGTCCGCGCCGGGTCCATCGGCCACAGCGCCTCGACGTTGGCCCCGGCCCGCTCGATCCAGGCCAGCCCGCGCCCGCCGGTGAACACCTGCTGCCAGAAGTACTGGCGGAACTTGAAGGCATCCATGCCCGGGTTCGGGTTCTCATGGAGGACGATCTCCATCTTCCCCGTCAGCCTGACCGGCCCGTCCTTGGTCCGGCGATAGGCGTGGAGCGGCAGCGCCGCCAGCGTGCGCGACAGGAACGCCACCGCCGCCCACACCGCCGGTACCGACAGGGCGCTGTCGATGGTGACCGCCGGCAGGTTGGCGGACCCGACGCCGAAGAAGCTCAGGAAGTTGTCCGCGCTGACCTTGACCATCTCGGTCTCCGGCGAGGCGCGCCGCTCCCGGCG